AAGATCGGCTCATTTTGCACAAGTTACGCAAGATAAAGACGACGCTATCGCTAACGATCCACTTAAGGACCAACATCCTAGTATGCCTGTTTCGAGAGAAAGCAGGTCGCAAGTTAGTTTTGGTGGCAAAAAATCTAGTTAGATTTCAACCCCTAAATTAAAAAACTTTACTTTATCCATAAGGGATAAGGTATATATTTTAACTATGAGGAAAAATCATGGCAAATGTAGACGCGCCACACGGTTTTAGACCAGTAGGAAAATTAGGTAGTGATATCAACAATGAAGGTACGTCAAAGTACAAAATTGAAGATAACTACGGAACAGCTATATTTAAAGGCGATATAGTTCAAATGGCAGCGGGATTCGTAACTGTAGGTACAGGTACATCCGTCGACAATTTGGGCATCTTTAACGGTTGTTTCTATCAAGATCCTACTACACAAAAACCAACGTGGTCAAATTATTACCCGGGTAGTATTAATATTACTCAAGGTACAATAGACGCGTATATCTATGACGATCCGAATATTCTTCTTGAAGCACAAATGGGTGGAACTGCTACTTTAGCAGACGCAGCACTTGGCGACAATATAGACTCTGTCTATGTTGCCGGCGCTACTATTAATGGTCAGTCAAAGTCAACTTTGGCAGCAGCTGTTACTGGTGGTAATGCTACGGCACAATTCCGTCTAATTCGTATTTCAGAAGATCCAGCAAACTCTGATAGAGCTACGCAACATTGTAATTACATCGTAAGATTCAATGAGCATATGTACTATAACAGAGCTACTGGGGCATAACCTATAGGAGAATTGAACAATGGTAATTTCAAGAATGCAATTGGTCAAAGAACTCGAACCAGGTTTAAATGCACTGTTCGGGTTAGAGTATGACCGATACGAAAATCAAGACAAAGAAATATTCGATTCAGAATCATCTGATCGTGCTTTCGAAGAAGAAGTAATGCTCGGCGGTTTCGCCAATGCAGCTGTAAAGCCGGAAGGCCAAGGTGTCTCTTATGAAGACGCTCAAGAAACTTACACTGCTAGGTATACCAATGAGACTATTGCTTTAGCTTTTGCACTAACAGAAGAAGCTGTAGAGGATAATCTTTACGACAAACTTAGCACTCGCTACACCAAAGCATTAGCGCGTTCTATGGCTAACACTAGACAAGTAAAAGCAGCAAACATTCTTAACAGAGCGTTTAACACTGCTTATCTTGGTGGGGATAACACGGAGCTTTGTGCTACGACACACCCTACACTTAGTGGAAACCAAACGAACGAGTTGGCAGTTCCAGCTGATTTAAGTGAAACTTCACTTGAACAGATTTTAATTGACATCGCTAATATGAAGGATGAAAGAGGATTAAAGATTGCTTTAAGAGGCATGAAAATGATCATTCCGGTAAATCTTCAGTTTGTAGCTGAGCGTTTAATGAAATCCGCTGGCCGAGTAGGCACTGCTGATAATGATATCAATGCTATCAAATCAATGGGAATGGTACCTGAAGGGTACGTTGTAAATAACTTCCTAACTGATACTGATGCTTGGTTCATTAAAACAGATGCACCTAATGGACTTAAACATTTTGTAAGAGCTCCAATTAGAACTGCAATGGAAGGTGATTTCGATACTGGCAACGTTAGATACAAAGCTAGAGAAAGATACAGCTACGGCTGGTCTGACTGGCGTGGTATCTTTGGTACACCAGGAGCGTAAATTAATTAAGGAGGGTGAAATTGTTTCTCCCTCCTTATCCTAACAAATAGTTACCGAGGCTGGTTAGGCAGTACAGTATAGTGACGAGGTAACATATGCCCTATACAGGCAAAGGAGATTAACATGGCAGGAACTCATTTTAAGGGAGCCGTAATGTTTTCTAGTGCTACACCAGCATTAGAAAATTTAAATATAGGTGATTGGCCAGATCAGGTCAAATGGATGGACGATTTTACAGGAATTAGTATTGATACCGGTTACGAATTTTGGGGAACAGCTTACACAGCAGGTGCAGGTAATACTTGGGCTATTGATCAAACAGCAGGTCAATCTCAATATGGAGTAGCGAAATATACTTTAGGCGGCGCAGCTGCCGGTGAT